TCTGTAACGTAGGCAAGATTATTTTTGTCTGCGTTCTCGTTCATTACGTCGCCTTCGCAGTCTACAACGTGCGCCCATGTAATAGCTGTTCCTAGAGCAGTGTTACTGGCTATGGCGCTGTGCATACCAGAAATGCAGGTAGGCGCGTTAAGTGAATACTGGAAGAAGGCCTTATCAAGTGCGCCTGTAAGGCTACTCATAAGATCGTTATAAACTACTTGGTCAATACTAGGCGCTCCGCTCTTAAGCATGGTACGTGTAATAGGTACATAGGCTCCTACAGTCTTAGGAGCGAGTGTAACTGTAGTAGTGCTAAAGCTACCATCTACTGTAACGTCGCCAGATTCCGCTACCCAGTGCGCATCTGATTTACCATCCTGGCGAGGAATCTGGATATTTCCTACTAGTCCATCCATAACCTTAGCGCCTGCCTGTACCAGTACAGAGTTAGCGTAAAGGTATTCAATAAAGCTATCACCTAAATGTGAAGTGTTAACTAAGCCTGCTCCACCTAATGCGGTAGTTGCTTCTGCGCGGAATCCCATTGCTTCCTGCGGAAGATAGAAACCGCGTGGAGTTCCAAAACGCTCGCTAAGCGCTTCGTTACATTCGCGCTCTAAGCCTGCTTCACTCCAGTCGTGTGATAGGTGCGCCCTTACTGCTTTGATTATAGAGTAACTGCGCGCCTCTTTTTCGTTCATACCTACGTTGGTATCTTTTGTGTTATCAATCATTGTCTCATGTTCTCCGATTGTTTCTAGTATCTGTGTTCTGAATTCATTAACGCTCTTATCAGAATTAATGTATTCCCGCGCAAGTTCACTTTGATTAAACCTAGAGCCTAGCTCTAGCAGTTCGTTAATGCGCTCTTTCTCTTCTGCACGTTCGTTAACGCTATCCACTGTAGGGGTAACGTCGCTTACGTTCTCACCTGTCTTCTTTGTATCTTTCACTTCGTTACCCTCTGCAATATCACTCCTACCTACGCCTACGCTTAGGTCTGCTGGAATACTTACTGTACTAATCTCGTACGGTTTAAAGGCTACCCTGTATACTGGTAACTCTTCGCGTGTCTCGTTAGTGTCTGTTACATCTGTTATTTCATAGCCTACGCTTACTTTCGTTCTGATTCCGTCCAGTACTCGCTGGTACTCCTTCTCTCCTTCATCATCTTTAGCAAAGCGTACGCTAGCTCTTCCCTTCTTACCATCTAGCCAAACCTTCTCTACTACACCTATCTGCTGTGTCCAGTCGTGATCTTTAAGCAAAGGCGCATTATCCTCTAACCTACTAAAGTCTGCTCTGTCTTTAGAATGCTCTAGGACTTCGTAGCCAAACTCACGTAGTACTGGTTCTTCGCTAGAAAACGATAGCTGCACTGTTCGCGTATCTTCGTTAACTTGATCGCGCCTTAATGCAGACTGCATATTAAAGCGCTTACCTACGATAGCTGCGCGTACAGCTACTAAGTTTTCGTCTGCGCTTGTTACTCCTGGGTCTGATGGATTATCCTTAGGGCCGCCGCCTAACCCGCCTTCTGGCGTACCTTCCCCGTCTCCCGCTTGTATCTCTTCTGGGGGGTTATAGTTTGGTACTTCCTCTACAGGCGGTATAGCGCGCTGTAGGGCTACTACTGTGTCTGTTAGTTCTTCGTTTGCTTTCGCGTCTGTAAGTGCTCCTTCATATAGCCAGAAACCAGCAGTGTTATACTTTCCTATCGGATCCGTTAGCGCCCCTGATTCGTCTACACCTAGGAAGTAGCTAGAGTATTCTTCTGGATCTACTGCTCTTTCCTGTAATCTCGCTGCGTCTTCTTCCGTATAGGTCCATTCGCCATACACTACCTTCTGTGCATCTATAAGCACTTCCGCAAGCGCGAAGCCTGCTCTATTTACTGCCATCGTTATATATCCTCTTGCTCGGTATCTTGAGCGTTAGTTTCTCCTTCCTCTTGTGGCGCTGCTGATCCTTCTACTACAGAAGCTAACATACCCTCTGCCTTAGGACGGCTCATTGCAAACGCCGCTATAAGAACTTCTACCGCTGCAAGTTTAGGTAGTGTTCCTTCTGCTACTGCTATGATTACTTGTAGCAAGCTTGTTACTTGTGCGCCGTTAAGCACTACTGCTGTTTCTAGTGCATCATCTATACTAGCAGCAGCACCTTGCTTACCTACTGCTAACTGTTCTGCCGCTACATCTAGCGCTATACCTTCGTTAGATACTCCTAGCTCTAGGTCTACTGCGCCTATTACTGCTGCGCTGTCTAGGCTTATAGGTATCTCTAGCTCTGCTAGTGTGTCTAACTCTGCTGCGCGTTCTGCCCAGACTTCGCTTGGATCGCGCCCACTTTCTTTTATTCCATGCGTTAGCGTATCTTCTCCAAGTAGTACCGCTATCTTGTGCGCTTGTATCTCCTTCAATGGATCTACCCAACTCCAGCGCCTACCGTTAAAACTAACGTTACGGTACTTCCTTTCTAGTTCTGCCTTAAGAGGCTTACCACCTATCGTAAGAGAGTTAGTAAGTAGCTGCATACTTAACCAGCGTTCATAGACGGGGCGCAGGAATACGTCTACCATCCAACGCTGTAGCCCTTTATAAAACTCTCTTTCCTCTAGTGTGCCTTGTCTTATGCTGCTGTAGTTTACTCCCTTTAGATCACTCGCTAGATTAACGTAGTTAACTCCTAAGCTACTAGCGATAGACTGCAATAGCTTTTCCATAAACGGCCCTAAGGCTACAGATGGAAAAGCAGGATCAAACATATTTATACTTTCTCCTTCCTGTAGTCTGGGAATTGTTCCCGGCTCCATACCCATAAGTGGACCTTCTGAGTCCTCTTGATCGTACGGGCCACCTTCCCCATCCTTCGTAGTTATAAACGCCATAGTCGAAGCGCCTACTCTAGTCTTAACTACAGTTGCATCTTCTAAGCTTTCCAATTGATGCAGTCTATATAGTGCAGCATGTGACCAAGGTAAACCCCTACGCTGCCCTGTGCGCTTCTCTATAAAGCTATGTATAATCTCTGCTGCTGGTATACGCACTACTTTGGTCTTACCGCCTACTGCTGTCTGCGTGAAGTGATACGCTAAAGGCTTCCCGTACCTATCGTGCTCTATACCATTCTCTATAAATCTTCCATCTTCAAAGGTTCTATGTAGCTTTTCATCTAGTAGTGAAGGCTCTATAAACTGCAACGCAAAACCATACTTCCCAAACTGCGCGCCTGTTAGTACTCTAACTATAACCTCTCCATCCATTGCAGCATTTGTTATCCACTGGCGTTGTATCTGTGCGAAAGTGCTCTTTCCAGTTACGTCGCAGTGTTCCGCTTGTCCCCATTCTGCAAAGCTGCGTTCTAGTACTGCGTTAGCTGCTATATCTGGCTTACCCTTATTGTCTAACGTATTTACCTGAAAGTTAAACCCCTGGCTACCAGCTACGTTGTCGCGTAACATCTGTAGGTATTTCGTCATATATGGGCTGTTTATAGCTGCGTCTCTAGACCTTGCACGTAGCTTGCCTAGATCGTTCTGTATAATCAGTGCTATAGTAGGCTCGCTGCTGGTCCAGTCATACGTTAAATTGTTGCTTTGCGCTGCCATATGGAAACGGCTATTCCATTGCCCCCTACGCCTACGCGCTCTATCTCTCTTAGGAGCGTTCATAGGCGTAGTTTGTAGCGCTACTACTTCTGTGTTTTCTGTTTCTTTATCCTTCTTAAACCAGCTTAGCATCTTCATATTTAATGCCCCGTAAAGCGTATGCGTATGTTCTGTTTAATCGCTCTTCCGTTACGTAGATTTTCTGCCTTCTCTTCATTACGTACTTCGCGTTTATAATAGTCCATCCACTTAAGTAATTCGTCTGGCATTAGTCTACCTATAGTTACACTGCCTGCGCCTGTACCTATGGTATAGCTTGTTTGGTCGTATGACGCCTTACCTTCTAACAATGCCTCTAATGCTTCTAGCATCTTACGCGCATGTGTACGCGTATCAATTACCGTAGCGTTAGAGAATGCTGGTAATACTTCAAACTCTCCGCGCTCTATCTCTATTATATGGTTATGTGTATTGTCCTGGCCTACTACGCTTAGAGAGTACTGGTGTATCCCTGCATCAAGTGTAGACGTTAAGGTACGTGGTAGTGTGCA